TTCAATTCCATCATAGCCATCTGTCTTGTCACCCATGATTGCCTGTATCATAAAATTATAATTAGCTATCTTCTCAGGTATTTGTTCAAAGTTACTGCCGTCTTGTGAAAGATTACATGGTATAGTTCGCATATCTTTATCAATGCTAACTAATATTCTTTCTTCATCACTAGGTTCAGTTGCCATGATACCCATAACATCATCTGCTTCTAGGTTAGCCCACATGACACCATTATGTTTTTCCATAATGTGTTCACGCATAGCTCCTAGAACTATTGGTTTACGTTTTTCTTTTCTGTTTGATTTGTATGTAGGTAAGACATCTTTTCTAAAATTATTCTTATCTGTAAGTGCCACAACATAATCGTCTGCTGACAAGTTAGAACCTAAGTCATCTATCACTGCGTCTAGCTGTTGAATACAACTGTTCTCATCAGCATGTAATGTCCATAGTCCATCACCCCAGTTGATTGGTCTCTCATTGTTAGTAGCTATTTGATAAGCAAGTATATCGCCATCAATTACTAATACTCTTTTCTTTTTGTATCTATCACTCATTTTACTATCCTTTGTTGCATAGATTTGCTTAAATTTTTTGGTAGAAATATTTCGGCTAAAGGCACAAGAACAAACTTGCTTCTCCAACCATCACCACCGTTCTTTAATGTTTTGATATATTTTTTAGCCAACCTTTTGATTGTTGCTGTATCAAATATCATTCTACAATAATCTTTGTCACCGTCTGCCAAGATGTGACACCAGTAATCAGACGTTGTAGCCATAACACCTGAAGGTTTACCGTTACATTCTATCTCTATTGCAATGTTACCTGTTTTAAACCACCAGTCTCTTTCTGTTTTAACTTCTATCTTGGTCTTATCTTTATCTAAGATAGAGGCTAAACGCTTCTCTCTTTCCTGACCATATTTTAGGTCAAGGTCAAATTTTTTATTATACATTAGTGTGTTCCACTCCAATTGGTTGATATTTTATATTCGCCTGTTAGCGGCACTCTTAATTGGTAGTGTTCACCTGCACGTTTAATACATTCTACTGCTATCTTTCCAATATCTTCAGCGTCTTGTTCTTCACACTCAACTTGTATTTCATCATGTACCCATACAACTTGTTGTGCGTTCTTAAATTTCTTAACTTCTTTATTAAATTCGACTAACCATTTCTTACAAAGAATAGCTCCTGCACTTTGCAACAATGTGTTAAGTGCTGAATAACTATTACGAACTTTAATTTCTCTTTTATCTAAACCTTTAATGAAACCACGTTCAGCCGCAGACTGTACGCCTTCAATAAGTTTTGCTAATGCAGGTAAGTTATTTAAAAATCTTTTCTTAATCTTTCCTGCTTCTTTAAAAGGTTTGTTAATTACTTCAGCTATCTTTTTAACTGAACCACCGTAAAGAAAACAATAATAAAATCTTTTTGCATTGTCTCTACTGTCTAACCCTGCAAGTTTCTGTGTCTCTGTATGTATGTCACCTTCAAGTACAACTTTAGTGTATTCACCGTTGTCAAACTTAGACATAAAATGACAAAGCATTCTAATTTCTAAACCTGAAACATCTATACCAACTAATCGTTTACCTTCTGGTACTGTAAATAATTCTCTACATTCTGTTCCAAAAGGTGCAGAAGTGCTTGGTACTTGTCCTAAATTAGGAAAAGAATGACTTGCTCTTGAAGTAACACAAGAATTTGTATTACATGTGCCATGAATTTTACCATTACGTTCATGTTTTAACCATGCTTGTGAACCATTTGCTATCTGTGCAATTCTTTTGTTTAATAAAAAATGTTCACACAATATTTTAGCTTCTGGGTATGGAAGTTTGCTAAGAATTGTATCATCTAGTTTAGCTTTACCGTCTGTAGTAAATTCTTTTGCGTCCCAACCATACTTATCTTTTAATCTTTGTGCTACATGGTGTCTGCTTGATGGATTAAATATAGTAACTTGGTCTTTTAATTTCTTACCTGTTTTAGTAGACCATCTTTCATTCACGATAGGTTCAAACACACCTTGTAATTCTTCAGCTAACTCAGCTTGTCTCGCTTTTAACTTAATAGATAACTCTTCTGCTTTAGCTCTGTTAAAAGTAAAACCATGTTGTTCTTGTTTAAATATTAAAAAAAGCTACTTCATGCTCTAAGTCCATAGCTTCTTGGGAGTAACCTTTTTCTTCTAAGACTTTGTATAATTTGTAAGTAACTTCTGTATCTTGAATACAATACTCAAGCATTTCAGGTGTAAATGTCTGCCAATCGGTATCTATCTGTTCTTTGTACTCACCTATTCTATTACCCCATGCTTTTAATGAGTGCTTACCTATGCAATCTTTTGGAAAATCTTTTCTTGAAAAATCATTATCTTTAATGTCACTATATACTAATCTTGTACCCACTAATGTGTCGAAAATTTTACCCCTAAATGTAGCGGAATATAATTTCTCTAATACAGGAATATCAAACTTAATAATGTTATGACCTATGATTAACTCTGCGTCTTCTAAAAGTTTAATAGCGTCTTCGTTACTAGGTGTAAGTATTTCACCTGTGTCGATATTCTTTAAGACAATGCAATGTACTTTGTCACATACATTAAGGAAGCCATTGGTTTCTATATCAAAGATAAAAGAACTCAAAGTTTTACCTTCTTAATTTTTAATACATTGACAGTAGGCATAGTAGTTACGTTACCTACATCACCCAATGTACCATCATCATTAAAATTTACATCTGAAGCTAATACATGGACATCTTTGTCAGCTTTAAGTAACCAACCATTTGAAATACAAATAGTTACTTTACTATTAACTGCGTCCTTTAAAGAAACCCATTCAGCCGAACCATTTATATCTTTCCAATATAAAGAAACGAATTGTGCGTTTAATATCTTTTTATTTATTGTTGGTAATTTCATAATTTCCTCTAATTTCCACAATAACCCTCGCACTCATTTTCCATGCCGTAAAAAAGGTCTTGTTGTTTGTTTGTTTTGTCAAAATCTATTTCATCAATAGGTTTACAACTTCGGTGTAAATAGATTTCATCAGTCAAAGTTTCTGCACCTGATTTCTTGTTAAATCTTTCTGGGCTTCGTATTGCTTTGTCTAACTCAACTACTTTGTCCCATTCTTTTTTATCTTTTTTTAATTCTTGCCATTCATGTGCTGAATGAAAAGGACAAAAAGTACAAGCTGAACGTGGTGGTGTAGGATAACCTTGTTTTGTAATCCAATTTAAACAATCAGTTCTTGACAAACTTTTATCAATTAAAGGATAAATATTTGTAATATATTTTAGAGGGTTTATTTTCATTCTAGTTGCTTCGTCTTTTGAAATACCCATTAATAATTCAACTGTTGTACCTTCTTTTCTTTTTTCTCTTTTTTGAAGACCAAGCAATTCTCGTATTTTTTGAACAACTGGTTTTACTTTATAATCAGCAGTACATACTCTACGAAGCATTCCTTTTTTACCTGTTGTTCTATTTTTTGTAAAAAAAGGAGCAGTAAATCTATGGTACTCTCCTTTTGAAGCGTCTAATATGTCTTGTCTTAAATCTCTCCAAGTAACTTCATAAATAGGAAATTTAGTAATTTGCGTTCTTAAATAAGCTAACCAATCTTCTACTTTTTTTGGTTCTCCTTTTACATTTGCAAAGATAGCGGCATCAACATTTGGTATTTCACCTCTTTCAATCATTAACGCTAGTGTTGAACTTTGTACTCCTGCTCCAAGAGATAATATTCGTAAATGTTTTTTCATAATTAATGTAATGTTTCTAATTTAACTTCCACATACCAAGCCTCGTCTTGCCCACCTAAAGCTAGGTTTGTTAGACTATCTTGCAACATGAATGCTGTTTTTAAACTTCCTACTGTTATTGTTTGTTTCTTGTTTGTTGATTTAGCTTTTGCTAATGCTTCAGTAACTAACCCTGACCAAAATAAAGCGTCTCTTTTTTTCTTTGCAGATACTTTTTTAATAGTCATCTAAAACCTCTGATGTAGTTTCAGAAAGACAACCTGTTTCTAAATTATATAGTAGAGAACATGCTTTGCCTGTCTCACCAGAATATCTATTTTTAAGAATTGCTAGATTAGCTATTTTTTTATCTGACTTAATGTCTCTGGATATAGAAATAATTAAATCTGATAATTGACCTATTGAAGCTGAACCTCTAAGAGCATTCATGGTAACTTCTTTACCGTCTTCATAGCCCTTATCACCTTCTGACCTTCTTAAATGGCTAATAAGTATGACACCTATGCCTGTTTCTTCTACAAGTGTTCTTAATGTGCTTACAAAATAATCAATTAACTTTCTTTCATCATTAGTATGTTCATCACCCAATGCAGATAAAGCCATGTGTAAATGGTCTAATACTACAAAGTCTACTTCACATGATTTTGCTAAATATCTTATTTTAGTAAGTAAGTTATCTGCGGCTGTACAGCCAAAGTGATTAAATAAATAAAAATTCCCATTACCAACAGTTGATTTAAAAGTTTCTTCAAGTTGTGTTTCATTTATACCTTCTCTTGTTAAATGCAGAGGTTTTTGAAGGGCAACACCCATGATACCTAATGCACTACGTTTAATACTTTCTTCTAAAGCTATGTAACCAACTTTAAAATCTTGTCTTAATAAATCTAATGCTACATGACGACAGAAAGAACTTTTACCTACTCCACTACCTGCTGTAATAGTTGTAAGCTCACCTTTTCTTAAACCATGTGTCTTATCGTTAAGGCTTTTAAAAGGGTACTGTGCTGTAACGTGTTTATCTTCTTTTAATATTTCTTCAAAAATTTCAGAACCTAATACAATACCATCTGGTCTATATGGTTTTGCATTCCACATAGCTGATTTAAGTTCTTCTGTTCTACCTGCTAACAACATTTCGTTAGCGTCTTTAAGTGGTAGAGAAGCAATCTTGGCTTTGTTAGGCGTAAAAAGTTTTGCAACTTCGTTTGCCGCTTTCTGCCCTGCTTCGTCTTGGTCGAAGCATAAGATTACATTCTCGTAACCCTCCAAGAATTCTAGAGAATTTTGAATATCTTTTTTTGCACCTGCCGCACCAGTTTTAATGGAGACAAAATCAAATTTATTATCGTTGACCTGACTAAATGAAAGACAATCAAGTTCTCCTTCACAGACAGTAATATATTTTCCTTTTCCTCTACAAGTTTCTTGTCCAAACAAACCTGCTTCTTTTGGATTACCTACCCATTGAAAATCTTTATTAGGGTATCTAAATTTTTGTGCTACGATTTCTTTGCTATCATTATAATAATTAGCAATATGACATGGACGTGCAAACCATGAACCTACTTGGTAGTTATATTTTTTTACTGTATCTAAATTAATTCCTCTTTTATTAAGAGGTAAGTGTTCACCTTTAACAAAGTTAGTAACCTCTTCTTTTTTGATTGGTTGTAATTCGGCATTCATGATTGTTGATTTTCCTTTTGTGGTGTGTTGACATGAGAAACAATGTGTATGTCCGTCTGAATAGACGGCGTTAGCGTCAGACGAAGAACAGTTGTCACAAGGCTCGTGATATAAAAATTCGCTTTCAGTTTCGTTCATAATGTAATAATTTGTGTGAGTTTAAATAAGTGAGGGCTTCGTGGCGGAATGGTTACGCAGAAGATTGCAAATCTTTGTATCCCAGTTCGATTCTGGGCGAAGCCTCCAAAGAGTTGAGGTAACTTCAGTCTCCCTCCATTACCCCATAAATACGAAACGCCTCTAGCTATTTCTAACTAGAAGCGTCTCAATCAACAATCGCCTGTACATCAAAAGACATACACGATTTTTTGGAGTTAATTGCATTTCTGCAACCCACTACCTCAACGCTATACTTCTTTTTGAGCCTTTTTACAAGTTCACGTAAAGATATGTATTGCTCTATTGTGAAGTTAACGTCAAGACCTGTACCATCTTCCAATAGACCTCCTACGAGACCTATTGCGATAGAATTTTTGTTAGTAATTAAAGGTTGATTGATAGGTAGTATTGCACCAGACATTTCTTCTTTACGTCCAGTTTCTACAGTCCCATCTCTTTTAATTATAAAGTGAAACGCATTGTAGAAATAACCTTCTTTTGCATGTTTTAAAGTTATATCCTTTGCGTTTAAATCTTCACTTGGTTTTGTTTTAGTTGAGTGAACAACTATAAAATCTGTTCTTTCTCTATTATTATTCATTTAACCACTCCAACGGTATGTGTTTATCTGCAAACTTAAATCCGTATTTTTCAGACCACATTGCATAAGTTGTTTCTGATTTTTTTGAGATACGACTTCTTGAATTACTGAAAACAAACCTGATGTCTAATTCAGGGTGTTGTTCTTTTACTAATCGCATTTTCTGTCTATCAGCAGAAGTAAACAAACCTTTAGTTTCGATATAAATGTTTTGTTCTTGTAGGTAAAAGTCTGGCGTATACGTATGAGCTTTCGTAGGTTTGACATAAGTCAATTTAACCTTCTCATAGGTATACGTTACCTTATTAGCGTCTAACTCTTGTGAGATAGCTATTTCTAAACCAGACCTGAAACCATGTTTCAAACCAATTTGATTAGAAGTCTGTCGAGGACGGTGATACTTCATTTTCAAATGCGTTTTCTGCTTGTGGTGCAACATAGCCATCTTT